ACATAGACAGCAACAAGGAGCGAACCAAATGGCTAAACTATTAATCACTACACAGACTTACGAGAACTACGGTGCCCATGATTGGGACGGTACAGGCCAGTGCCCACAGTACTGGAAAGCCAAGGGTGGTTCAGACTACGTGGTCAAGAAGGTCAACGTCAACAAGGTCACAGAGACTGTGATGGGTGTGCGTGGGCAGATCGAGTGCGACAACTATGCATTCCGTGAGACGATCATTGATTGGACTATCGTTGCTGACGATGCGCTCACAGAGTTTGAGCAGAGCCAGTTAGACTACGAAGGTAAGATCCGTTATGGTTCTAAAGAGATTGCCTGGTAACCCTTTGGTTGACTGGGTTATTGATTGGTGCTATAATACATACATAGACAACAAGGAGCAGACATGTATAGAGAACACATTGTAATTGATACCCGCCACGGTGGCCCATACGATCGCGGCATGGCAGACAGCTACTACCGCAGAGGCAGGAAGCCACACTATTACATGGCTGACACAGGCAGTTCACCTCGTGTTGCATACAAGGACATGACGCCTGATGAAGTAGAAGCCTATAACGCAGGCTATGATGACAACGAAGAAGCTGGTGACTATAAGGAGTGGTTATGAAACTGTTTGAAGCTACTGTACGCAGGCCTGATGGCTCAGAGTTCAAAGATCGTGTGGGTGCGAACGATGCACAAGAAGCCCGCAGACTGTTGCAAGAACGCCACGGTCCACGTGCTATTCCATATGTGCCACATATGATTCCTAGTTAACCCTACGGTTGACTGGGTTATTGATTGGTGCTATAATTAACACATAATAAGAAATAAGGTTGCTGAAGCGAAGAGCATTTAAGGACACTGAGGAACAGTGTTAAAGCCCTAGAGGAACTAGGGCACTTAGATGGGGCAACGGTTGACAGAGCGATAGTTTGGCAGTATAATACATACATACACACACAAAAGGAGCGAGAGATGACTAAAGTAAATTATGACCGTTTTGCCAGTTTTGACATTAACGAGTGCTGTGACCACTTTGACAGTGAGAAGCAGAGCAACTGGAAGAAGATCGGCAAGTTCATCGTAGCAGATGGACAAGAGTACGCCCACATTATGGAAACAGAGTTTGACTTTGAAGACACGGGTGCAGGCGAGTACGAGGCCTTCCAAGCAGGCGTTAAGTATGCCCTTACAAAGATGAACATTGCCTTTGAAGCGGCGGCTGTGGACCTGCAGGTATGCGAGGTGGACTTGGTAGAGAGCATGGGCTTTGTGCTTGTACGTGCAGACGATGAGCCCGAGGACTTTGTAAAACGAGTGCTGAAGAAGCCTGTTATGATGGTTGACAGCTGGTGCTAAACGTAGTATAATACATACTTAAACAACAAATAGGAGCGACACTATGCGTACAGTAAACGAGATTAACCAAGCTATCATGTTTGGCGACTTCACCAACACAGAGTTGATGAGCATGATAGATGCAGTCAAATGGAAACGTGCCACCCTAGCCAAGCTGACCAAAGCGAGTTTGGCAGTAGGTGATTCAGTCCAATTTACCTCAAACAAAACGGGCATGACATTGATTGGCCGTGTAGAGAAGATAGCCATTAAATATGTAACGGTCAGAACCAATCAGGGCGCATGGCGAGTGCCTGCTAACATGTTGTCCAAACTGGATGACTTAGTAGCCGCTTAATAGTATAATAGACACACACAAACACATAGGAGCGAACTATATGACTAAAGGATACAGAGTTTTGAGCTTAGAGACAGCAAAAAGCAAGCCATCAAAGGCTACCACTACAGGCTTTGACATCGACACAGATGCGCTCAAAGCCAAAGAACAACAGCTGGCAGGCGTAACAGATGACGAGATCATGGAACGCTTGCGCACCAGATTCAGCATTCTGGACGACATGACACGTGCCGTTAAGAAGGGTGATGTACGTGCTATGATCGTAACAGGTCCCCCAGGCGTAGGTAAATCCTTTGGTGTAGAGAAGGTACTGAGCAAGCACGATGTGTTCGCAGATGTAGCACAGAACGAGAAGCTGAAGAAGTACGAAGTGGTCAAGGGCGCTATGAGTGCTATTGGCTTGTACTCAAAGCTATACGAGTACAGTGACAAGAAGAGCATCCTTGTGTTCGATGACTGTGACTCAGTACTGTTAGACGACCTTAGCCTTAACATCCTTAAGGCAGCATTGGACAGCTCTAAGAAGCGTATGATCCATTGGAATACTGACTCACGCTTGTTGCGTAGTGAGGGTGTGCCCAATAGCTTTGAGTTCAAGGGTGGTGCTATCTTTATTACTAACATTAAGTTTGACAACGTTAGATCTAAGAAGCTACGTGATCACTTGGAAGCATTAGAGTCACGCTGCCACTACTTAGACTTGACTATTGACACAGAGCGTGAGAAGTTGTTGCGTATTAGGCAAGTGGTTAGCGAGTGCGGTATGTTGGACGACTACGAGTTCTCTGACTTGGAGAAGGAAGTGTTGATTGACTTTGTAGATGATAACAAGAAGAAACTGCGAGAACTGTCATTGCGTACAGTGCTAAAGATAGCAGACTTGAAGCGTAGTATGCCCGGCAACTGGCGTGCTGTAGCAGAGGTTACGTGTATGCGTAGAGCATAAGCGTAGCAGGGCTAGGCCCTGTAGAGTACGCTGTAAGTCCGATTCGCTCCCGGCTGTGTATTTAGCAGGCTAGCCCATGTAAACACTGAGAGGTGTTTCAATCCTAACTGATCCGATTCGCTCCCGGTAGGTTAGGATTTTTTTTGGCCTCGGGGTCTTGGTCGAGGTGGTGGGGCGATGGTGGGGGTCGAGGCTTTATATATTATATTATTAATACGTTATTATTACAGCTTAGTGGTGCTAAATCACCACCCTGAAAAGAAAAGTACTCCACCTAAATTTTTTGCGCGGCAATTTTTTTACCCTGCAGGACCCATTTCGGGTATAAATATTTGCACTATGCTAATAAATGAAATCACTGAAAATCTCGCTACTCTAGCTAAAGGTGCAGCCACTGCCCTAAAGTCCGCTCCTACTCTAGCTAAAGGTGGTGATCGTGTTGCAGAGTTACTACAACGTCAACAAGCCAATCTAGCGCAAATAGATCAACTAGCCAACTCAAGAGACTTTCGTGCCCTACCAGATGCTCTACAGCGTCTAAAACAGTTTCGCAGTGACTTATACGACATAGCTCACACTAACAGTCAAAATACTCGCGTAGTAGCAGAAGTCAATCGTCTACGTGATGATCTAGTGCCAGTGTTACACAACATGGAAATCAACAGTGGTCAACCAGGTGCTACAGCCATGTTTCTACAGTCAATATCTCGTGAGCTAGTGCCAGTGCTAAAAGATAGACTACGTTCATTAGAAGCTCTACTAAAAACCTCTACTACGGAGTAGTGTGCTAGAGCGTAGCTACTAGCACAGAAGGTGCCTTCACTGTTTAGTAGCTACACGTAATTTTTTGCGAGCCAATTTTTTTATGCTTGCAGACCCATTCGGGTTAGTCCCACATTTCACGAAAGTCACCATGATATCTAATAGCAGTGTGTGCAGTTTCAGCTATGAATTCAAAGTGTGTATACAGTGTTCTCACAGTGGGCACTTCACCCGCTTGTAATACACGTTCATAACAGCTACGACCAATAGTTACAAAGTAATCTTCTTTGATACCACGCTTTTTCATCAGTTCAGGAAACACAGCACGAGTAAACCAACAGGTGTTGCCCAGTGCCAATGCCTGTTCGCGAGTGCGGATCTGCATGTACTGTTCTGCATAACTGGGTTCAGGTTGCCAAGGATTCTTATCCAGCTTGTCTACTAGGATACTGGTGGTAAACTCTACTACTGATATGGGAATTAACCAACCGTGTTGTTCATTACACTCTTCTAGTATGCGCTTGATCTCTTTGTGTGCAAACATATAGATATTTATAAACAAATTAACTGCTAACTTAATAAGTCTAAAAAATCGTTTTGGCGCTGCGCCGCTTCGCGGCTACGACTCTGGGCGCCTTACTCGTATTCGTAGTTTATGGTGGTATCGTTTTCTTTTAGAGTTGATGCACCATTGCTGATATGGAACTTACGAGCCATTTCAGTCTTGGGACTCAGAGTTACATAGCGTGTGATGGTAGGGCGAGTCTGTGCTATGTGTATGCGGGCAGCTCGTATCAATCTACGTCCCGCTCCGGGTGCGTATGACCATATGGTGTAGAAAGCCGCTATGTTATCACCGGTGGCGCCCAGTTCAAGTTCTGTTGTGGGCACAGCTTCTAAGTAGGCAACACATACCACTGCCGCTGGTTTATCGTCTTCTATTAACACTAATATTTCAGCGTGATCGTGTATACGACTAGCAGTGGGGATACTTGGACGTACAGGGTCGTCCCTGACCAAATCCACTAGGGGATCGGCTACGGATGTGATAATTTTAAGCATGGTTCGCTACCTTAGGATTTTATATACATACTTATCATCTACAAGATTAAAACTAGATTACACTAGATCATCAGTGTTGATATTTGATATCAACTGGCGTAGTTTTGAGCTTTCAACCTGTGCTGTGGTTTTCTTTATGGCTATGCCGCTTAGAGGATCATGCCCTTCACGGGGCTGTGCCCGTTCCCAGGGTTGAGCGGCGGGTGCGGTCTGTGTGCTGGTACGTTGTAGGCCAGCTAGAATTGAGCTACCCTTGCTCACTGGTTGCCCGTCATCGTTGGTTGTTTGACCTTCTTCACCTGGATCTGTAATACGTAGAGTGTCAATGTTAAAGTCCAGATCAATCTTCATGCCCACACCGCTTGAACTACGAGTTTTCATCAACTGAATTTGATACTTGCCACGTTCACGCATGGCTCTTGATGTAAAGATACCAAAGACATTATCCGCAGTTTGAATCTTGCTTAATCCACCTGAAATGTGACTGTGATCAAATTCAACTTCTTCTACAGCACCACGATTCAACTGTGCAGCCGTTACCAGCACACACTGCTTTTCCACTGCTAGATTACGCAATTCTTCACTGACATACTTGTCTTTGATAAAGAGGTTTTCTGCGGAGATCTTCTTGGAGATGGGCATCAGCAAGTCCAAGTAGTCTACTAACAGTATGTCTACTTTACGTCCCAGCTTGATCTCATACTCTTTTAGGTAACTGCGCACATCGTTAGATGTTTTACCAGAGGGCATGTATTTGACTTGATATGTACCAGACTTCTTGCCAATTACCTTGACCTTCATTTCAACATCGTCAATGTTCTTAAAAATGTCTCTTGAGGGTATGTCCGTTATCATTGAGTCCACACGCATACTGACCAGCTCTTCACTGAGTTCTAATGTCAGGTACACTACATTATAACCCTGTAGTGCCCAGTTCACACCTAGGTTTGCCAGGAATAGGCTCTTACCCGCACCAGAACCGCCCGCAAAGATGTTTAACTCTCCGCGATTGAAACCACCAAACAAGCGTTTGTCCACTGTGTCCCAACCGGTCTTTAACTGTCCGTTATTGCTTTTAATCTTCATCAAGCGACCACGTGGATCTGCAAAGTAGTCAGTGCCTAGATCTTTAGTTAGGCCTACTTGTACTGCTTTCTTAACTAGCTCTTCTACAGGCCCATACTCACCCTTTTCTAACAGGTCAGCTGAAGCTAGAATAGCCTTTTCTAAACCCTTGTGACGGATGAATGTTTCAAAGTCAGCGAGCAACCAATCATAGTGTTCATCTTTGAGATCAGTGGTTTCTTTAAATGTTGAGCCAGTGGCAGCATTAACAATGTCATATGTTGGCAAGACATTGTGATCTACTACATAGTCATTTAAGAACTTGGCCGATGCTTGTAGCTTACGGTCAAATAGTTCGTGATCAAAGATGCTCTGGCAGCGTACAAATGTTTCTGCGTCACTTAGCATCATTTCTAAATAAAGACGTTGGATGTCATATCCATAGTCTGCGTTTTGTCTAGTCGTTGATGTGGTCATGTGTTATTATACTTTCTTTATACATTGATTGCAAGATGTTTGACTGGGCCCCAGTCAAGTTTTCTAATTCGTTGTTTGGTGTGATATACTACTGCACCTAGACTGCTACTGGGGTCTCCTGGATTAGGTAAACTCCAACGATACTTAAACACGGGCTCTACTTGAGTTTGATTTGCCCGACTGTTCATAGCACATCCGCCCATATAAACTAGGCATTCAGCATTGGTTAATCGTTTGGCTTCGGCCATTACATAGTTAACTTCAAATTCAAATCGTTCTTGTACGGCAGCGGCAATGTCACACTGCTCCTGTATGGTTGCAGGCTCAGGACTCCAGTCCAGTACACCACGATGAAAATTGTACTTAAGATCAACTATGCCTGTGCCAAAGTAATCGCCAACCTCTTGTCTGAATCTAGCAGGGTCACCTTGTTCAGCCATTTTCTGTAGTAGGTATTCGTCACGTATGGGAGTAAGACCTAGTAGTTTAGTAAATGCACTATAGAATAGGCCTAGACTGTTTGGATACCTAGCAGACCAAAGTTTCTTCATTTCACCGTGCTGTCCTTGCCAAATACTAGCACATTCAAACTCACCTATAGCGTCTAGTACTACAATGGCACAGTGATTAAATGGACTAGTATAGTAGCCCGCGGCAGCATGGCTGGCATGATGGTCAGTATAAGTAACAGGTGCATAGCCTAACCCCCATTTCTTAAGATGATGCTTGGGAAGATTATCTAATCTAAATGCTGTCTTATATTGTCCGGCTTTGATTTGCCTAGCTTTCTTAACCCAGGGATTTTCATACCAAAAGATATGATCTGGCTCCCAACCTTTGAGCATGGCGTCACTTATTAGATTGTGTGGATTATCACGAGTCTTATCAACACTATTAAATATCAGTTGGTCATTATTAAACACAGCAAGACTACTGCCGTGATTTAAAGCATTAATTCCCCAGTAGATCATTTGTAGATAAATGGATCACGTTTACGCAGTTCTTCAAGACGTTTTTTAAATGCTCTGCGTTCTTGCCAACGAGTGTAAGGTCTAAGTAACCATTGTATAAGTTTCATTGTTCTTCCTTTTTAAACCATTTACGGGCACGTAATTGGATTTTTAAATTGTTAGATTCTTTAGTGCTTAAAATACTGTAGAGTGTATATAACTGACCATATTGTCTAATAGCATCGTTAGCGTCTTTGATGCCATCATCCCAATCAGGGAATGCCACACTCCAACCGTACTCTAGTGCCTGCTCAACCATTCTATAGCCTGCATCGTCTCTGTCTGCTAGCACAACAACTTCTCTCTGTAATTGACTTATTAAAGCGTGTTGACTAGAACTGATCTCTGCGCTCATAACAGCCACACCATCAATACATATAGCATCAATAGGGCCTTCTGTTACTATCACATATTTACGCTCGTAGGTCTGTCTGTCTAAATTAAACACATATCCAGGTTGTTGTTCCGATATATATTTTGGATTTCCTTTGGTAATCTTACGGGCAGTGTAGCCAACTAAACGTCCTTGATAATAAAACGGAATAATTAGTCTATTATTAAATCCATCTTCGTCAGTCCAGTACCAAGGATAGGAATCAATATCAAATCCGCGATCATATACATATTCTAATACAGGAAGGAATTCTAATGGTTGTTGATCTATCCATTGCCTAAATGATTTGCTGCCTAGAGGAAGGGCTTTGTCTATGAAAGTGGGTATAAGACTCTGCTCACCTTTATATGAGCTGTCTTCTTCAATACGCATGGCCTCGAGGCTACATTTGGTAATGGTATCGTCTGCAACACCTAGCCATTGCATAAGGCGCTTTAGTTTAACTGATACTTTGCGACCCGGTTGCCAACTGGCTTTGAATCCACAGTTAAAGCAATGATAGCTAACACCTTCATTGACCATAATGCCGCCGCGCTGTCTATTGTCAGCTGACGTGCCATTATGATGACAGCATACCGCGTTGAAGCTGACCCATCCGCTGGGGGTTACTTTACGTTTTGTAGGTAGGTAAGACTGTACTGTATCTATGATTAGGCTCATAGACTAATTTTACAGGGATACTAGTACTTTGTCAATCTTTCCGGTGTTGGCATTTGCTCGAACATAGGTTACACGTAGCCATACTTTATCTTTAGAATAATTAGATAGTACGCCATAGTTCTTGGTCATAAACACATCTGCTGTGCCAACTGAGAATGTTTCTAATGTTGTCCAATTGGTAGCTGTACTGACCACTGGGTCTTCAGTGAGTTGTATCTTTACACTGGCAGCCAATCCGTTAAAGAATAAATTCACATTTATTTCAGGTTCTGTAGTGATATCGTTTGGTGGATTTACTTCTGCTGCTTCACTATAAAATGTCTGTACATCTGTAACAGTATCATGCAAGTAGGTAAACGTCTTGATAACTTTTGGAGCTAATGTTTGAGGCAATGCATTGGCTATTAGATCCATCATACCTGTTACACCAAATTGTGTATCACCATAGATTGGAGTTTTTGTAAGGTTATCATTTTCAATATAGATAGTATATCTTAAAAATTGTGGATCTAATACTGATATATTTTCTGCTGGTACTGTGAACGTTGCCAAGCCAGGTGTTGCAGAATGCACTATAGTAGCAGTATAAATTTCTTGTCCAAATGTATCCATTAAGACACATTTTAATGTTTTATCAGATACGTTGATTCGTTTCTGATCTGAATTTTTAATATCAAGTTCTATGACATTATCAAAGCCCTTGTAAATTTTTAATTTGCGTTGATACACGATTCTCCACTCCACTAGTGATGCAGCCAAATCAAGATTGATAACAACCTTGTTCGAATATAAATAACTTGAAATTTTTTGCATTTGGATAAAAAGCCCTACTACTATTTATGGTTAAATTAAGAGAAAACATACAAGAACAATTACCTTTTATTTCTGTTTTACACTACGGTGAGGCTGAATTTGTGGGCATTATAATCAACCAAGATCAATATGTAACCAGCTTTTACGACCTGGCTATTATTAAAGATCAAGAACAAAAGACTTTGTTTTTAGAAATAGGTGAAGCATGGTGGTGGGAATCAAATAGGCAAATCCCTATTAATATTTTTCTTCGTAAAGAAATTGAACCATTCAAGTATGCTATTAAAACCTTCAATAGCAAAGATGTCCGTATACTGTTAGGTCCAGTGGTAAACCTAATGAATATGACTCTTAAGAGAGTCAAACGTAAGTCAGTACAGTTAGTTAGAACCCCAAAGCGTTAACTAAATCCGTAACTGACTCCTTCGCAGATCAGATTCATCTGTACTACCACTGCCGTAGCATAGGCCACAGCGTGAGCCTTCTTAAAGTAGTACTCACCATCCTCGGGCTTTGTCCAAATCGTCTCCATCACTGTCGTCCAGGTCTCTCCAATCAAATGTCTCTTTGCGGGTCTTATCATAGCCAAAACTGCCGCTAGTTGGAGTATGGATGTCGGCTTCATCTGTCTCAAAATGCTTCCGTGTCCGTTGACGTGAAATAGTAAACTGTTGAAATCGTCCTGCGCTAAAAGGTCCCATAGTGGCTCAGTCTCCATTAAAGTTTTAAGATGCTCTTCATCTCGTACATCTTTATAGATACTAACATTTAAAAAGTCTAGTTTAAAATAACCTCTTTCTTCTGCTTCTTTGTAATCTACGTTGGATAAGTTATTTACAGGATTGTACGGAATAGGTGTACAATATATGCCAGTATTGTGCTTTTTAAAAGAGCCATTTGTATCTTTAATAGCCGCAGGTATGTGCTTGATAAATTTAAGGGCATGATCTCTATCAGCAAAGTCAATATCAATATCTGGCATTATAGGCTCGATTCTTTAACAATGTTCCTTACTAGATCAAGATCAAACTTTTGAGTTTTAAACTTCTTAACCCACACTTGGGGATCAATGATGTTGCCAATAGCACTTAATTGATCATCTCTAAAGTTAGCCAGCATCTCTTTGCCACTAGTACAATTTAAAACAAGCCAAGGACTTACTTTGCCATCTTTAATATCAAATACTGAACGATTGGTACTGACATATTTGAAATAATGATTCCATACACTGTTATTGTCAGTGGCCCAAGATTGCATGTGTGCTACTGATCTTTCCAACGCTGTTTCAACTGATTCTGTATGTATCAGATTAATGACATAGGTTTCATACAGAGAATCTCTGCACCAATGATCTAATTTTACACCACTGCGAATAACATAATCAATAAACTTTTCTGGATATAACGGATTAGTGTTATTAACAAAACTACCAAATTTAACAAATGCATTGTAATACGGGCTACGTGCAAATTCTTCGTAGGTTTTATTTTGACCTAGTTTTTGTGTTAGTTGAAAAAACTTGTTAAATGCAATGTAGCCAATGTTAACATGTTTTTCATCTTTGGCTAGATATCTACGTTTTTGTTCACAAATATGTACCGCAAGAGTTTTTTCCTGCGTGTATTTGTTTCCACAAAATTGACAACTATAAGTTTTATTCACAATTAATTGTAACATCTTTAAAACATTTTTGCAATTTGTTTGTCGTCATATCCGTGCTGTTGAGCTAGTTTTTTTGCTTCAGCAACAGTCATCAATTGGCTTAACATGTCAATCTCGTCTTGTTTCTTGTTTGGATAAATTTCTAATAAGAACTTTGCCAATTTGTTATTGCCTTGTTTCTTTTTAAAACCAAGCCATTGGTGAAAGTGTATTTGTTGACTTTCATGTCCGCACATACAAAGTAATTGCCAAAGCAGTTTAGGATGCTTTTGCAAAGTATTCCAGTGTTTGTTAAAGTATTCGTTAACAGTTAGTACATAGTGTTCTTGTACGTCACGTTTGCTAGAATTTACATTGCTAATGTATCTGTTTAATATAAAGAATTCTTGCTTGAGACTTTTTCTTTGTTCATCAGTGATCTCATCCCACAAGCCTTTGTAGTTCATATCAACTGCGGCTAGTTTATCTTTGAGTTCAATTTTTTCACTCATCTGAGTCGTCCGGAGAAATGCCATTACTATGTCGCATACGAAGAATTTCAGTTTCTTGGAACATGCGTTTTTCTTGAGCAGTAAGTTCCTTCCAAGTTTTACGTGGATTGCCACATAGTACACAACCCGGATTTCCACAATCCATTGCATGGTGCTTGGCAAATCTATGAGGTTGATCTACTTTAGGGTTATATTCACTGTTATGATGACTGTGCTCTTTAGCAATCTTAACTTGTTTCTTAATTGCATTTTCATCTTTGAGTAGACGCTTTGAATGTTTAAATTTATCTTCTTCTGTACTCATAATGGCTTATCCTTTGATAGTCTATATATCATTATAGCACAGTCTAATAGTGTTTGTAAAGTAGCATTGGCAAGATGCTACTTTACATTAGGTAAAGAAATTATGTTTGTCTAATCCAAACTTCTACATGTGACAAATACATAGCTTCGTCATTAATAGCTTGGTCGTAGCCCATTTCGTGAATAGCTGTAAAGGTTCCGAGTGTATGCGTGTAGAACCCAGTGTCAAATTGAGCATATCCGTCAGCACCGTATGCACCGCCGCCCCATGGTCTATATGTATATACCTGTGGACCACTCCATGTACCAGTGATACCTAATGTTGAATAAGATGGCGCACTAGCGTACGACTTAGTCCAGCGGGCTCGTAACACGTTAGCTCCCGTGTTGTCACTGGTATAAAGACTGCTGGTTTCATTATCAAGCGAATCAACCATGTGCCAGAATACCTTGTAACGTATTGCAGTATGTGTTGGCAGACCAGTCAGTGACAGCGTAAATGTCACTGGTCCAGACACCCCGCCGTGTGCGGTTACGTTCGATATACCACCAAAGTTGGCCATGGTATAAGTATTTGAGTTATTCCATCCGGAAGTAACAGCAGTAGCACCTTCGTTACGATATAGTACGTCAATTGGAGCCGGGGCACTGACAGTAAGACTAAATGATCTATCAGCGGTTAGCCCTGTTGAAGATGTTGCTCTTAATCCAAAAGTATAACTTCCAAGAGCAGCCGGTGCAATAAGATTGCTTAATACACCAGTATCTGAAATCAGTATTGACCCAGTGGGCAATGCTCCAGATATTACAGAGTAGTTACTGGTATTTTCTGAAGCTACAAAAGAAGTTGTACTACCAGTTAGGGCGGTTGATGCACCTGCTGGTGTAACCCAAACTGGCGCTGTTCCAACTTGCTGTGTAATAGCAGATATTACTACATCTTCTCCTGCGGTAACACCATATGCAACAGCATTGGTAAGAGATTGACTTGATTTGACTATTAGATACTGTCCAGGACTAATTACAATACCTGTTCTCACTAAAGTTCCCTTAGCTAAAAGAGGGGAATCGTATTCAATCCAGGATGAATTGTTTATAACGGTTTCGCTACTAGAGATGGCCATGCTTATTGCAGCGGCTAAATTTCCCCGGTTGCATATATTAACGCTAACTACGCTCGCTTCAGTCTTATTACAAACATATACGGCCTGAGCTATTCCTTTATATAGCTCCCAGCCTCCTAATATTCCTGTCATATTTAAGGTCCGTGTTTAAAAAATTATTTATCATAATTAAACTTAATAGATACTTATTGCGGATTGTCCTTACTTAACCTATAGATCATTACAGCACGATCTAAGGCTTTTTGTAAAGCTGGATTGGTTGGAGCCATACGACGAATCTCACCCCACAGTTTGTCTTCTCGTATCTGCTCATGTGTAAACTTAGGCATTGCCTTGTCGGCAGATTTATAGTTATATCCGATCATATGTCTTTCTGTTGAACCTGCTTCTCTTGCATAAATTTCATCGCCATTGCGTTCATATATGTAGGTTGCGCCGGGCTTGAGTGTTCCCATTACAGTATTTTTGATAGATCAATTAGTTCACTTTGTCTGCTGATTTCTTTTACAAAATATGCACACAATGGCTTAGGTTCTTTAGTTATTGGTACCGATAATAGCTGTCCGTTTTTCATCTTTGGAAAGTACCACTTAACATCGTTATAAAAATTTACAATTTCGATCTTCTTAAATTCTACTCTAAATCCAGTTAGTGGATTAAAACAAAATGCTTCAAAACCACGGTCATTTAAACTAGTCAATGGTAAAATTTCAATATCGCATGCACTTGAACTATCACCTACTGCAATCGACCAATCGATAGGCATAGTTACTTCGTCATTGCCAATTCTAAGCACCATTGCCGGACTATTAAAACTTTCTAGAAAGATTAAAGGCATAAAGAAGAAGTCTGGATTTTGTGCATCACTGTTGTCTAGCACACTAAATCTCATACTGTCATCTACCTCATCAGGTAGATTATTGAGATCAAATGCTATGTTGTCTAATGTTAAAATTTGCATTAATAGTTTCCAATATTTTTAAAAAATCTTTTTGTCCGTTTGCCACGTTAGCCTGCCAATCTTCAAATCCAGTCGGGCTGGTAAAATCAGTAACATACTTAAAACTGCGCCAAGGTATATTATATCTAATTGCTGATTTTACTATACTATATCCTTCCATGTCAACCACATCACAGTGTTCAACTAACCAATCATCCCTGCCAGTTACAAAACTGTCGCCAGTACCACAACGGATGTTGCCGTTGCCGTTGCTAATGTAGAAATCATCATTGCTAAACGGAGTAACTCCCCGAGGAGACTTAGGTCTAGTATCCATGTCTCGTTGACAAAAACTGCCAACTTCATGTATTCCCGTAAGACTATTATTCAATGAGCCCACAGTTCCATAATTGACTAGCATAGTTGGATTAAAGTCACGTATTGCTGAAATTGTGGCGATCGCTGCATTTACTTTACCTACACCTGAATAAACAATTTGCCAACCATTAGGAACTGGTAATTTAAATTCATCAGGCAGTGCTACTATTAATATTTTCATTTCCAATCTATTTTCTCAATCGTGAACGGGTACTTGGCATCCTTGTAAAACTTCTTACGTTGGGTAAGATGCCTTTTTGCGTACTTGCAGGTACTTGTGACGTCCCAGATCTGGACAAAGTCTTTGTCGTCTGCACGTCTAATGCCTCGCCCAATGCTTTGTATAACCCTTGTAAAGCTCTTTCCGGACTCCACCATAACCAGATTAAAAATACGGGGGATATTAATACCCACAGCGGCCACACCGTAAGTCGCCACAATAATCTTGTTATCAACAGTTTTAACTTCATCGTATTCACTCTTTCTATCTTTAGTTTTTACTTCGCCACTAATAAAAACCGAATCAGGAATTTCGTTAACGATAAATTTTCCGGTCTCTATTCGATTAACCAGTACGAGAGTATTGCCACTATTAGAAATACCATTTACTAGTTTTGATATAAAAATCATCCTGTCTTCATCTGTGACAAGATATTTGTATTCTTCTGCATATGACGTAAACTCAGGTAAGTCAATAAGTTGCGTTATGTTTACATGACATGCACTTAGCACTCCTTGTGCTTGCAATTCGTGAGCATGTACTTCGTGTACAACAGGACCAAGACTGGCAAAAATCTGTTCAGCTTCGAAATCATCTTTGGGCACAGTACCAGTTAACCCCCAACGAATTGCGGCATTATTAAAATTTTGTGTTAGTAAATTTCTAAGCACAGTAGCTTTAGCCATGTGTACTTCATCAACCATGATTGTTGTCACACCGTCAAGAAATTCTGCAAGAGTTAGTATGTCTTGCTCATGATTTTTACTTTTCTTATCAAGAATGTTTAGACTTTGCCAAGTAGCAATTGTGTGGGTTTTATACAAATCTTTACGGTCACCGTAATAGACTCCTACATCTAATCCGCAGTTGATAAAATCTTCTTCTGTTTGCTCAACAAGACTTTTGTTAGGAACAATGGTAAATGTTCTACCATATGGCTCACAAATCTTTGCTAAGGTTGCAGTGGTAATTGTCTTACCAAAACCGGTGGCAATTTCTTGTAGGCACTGTGGATTTTGTAAAAATTTATTGACAACTTCTACTTGGTCGTCACGCAGTCTAATTGGCTGTCCAGCAAATCTATGTCCTTCAGGCCAACACTGCTCTCCCCAAAAGTCTGCTTTAACTTCTGGAAATTGCAAATTGATAGGCGCACGATTGTCAACAATTTCTGCAACCTCCACACCTGATTTTTCCAGCACTTCAAGGATCTTAGGCAGCTGACTTAGATAGCCATTGCCGCCAAGACCAAACAAGGTAATTGCGCCATCCCAGCGTCCTAGCTTGTACGCTGGACGATAACGAGCAGTAGGATCCTCATACTTAAAAGTATTTGCCAGCTTGCGACGAATTTCAACAGGAAGCCCTTCTACCTTAAGATTTACCTCATCTTGAATGATTAATTTACACGATGGCATCTACCCCTCCTAAGGGACGTTTATCATTGTAGTATACTATCAAATCAACTGCATCGCAATAGACACTGGTTTTATTGCTTTTAAAATTATTTGAAAAACTAATAACACTATTAGGATACCAGCCATTTTTTAACATGAATTTTGGTAGTTTATTATTGGCAATTCCCGCTACTAGAGTTTGTTTATCTAGCTTGACATTATAGCCTAGATGAGAAATTGATGCGTTAAAATCTTTATTACTATCCCCAGCACTGTCAAATCTAAAATAAATTCCAACCTTGTTAAGATCACAATTTTTCAGTGATTTTTCCATTTTTTTGAGATTTTGTAAACACTCTTTAGAGTCGTGTCCGTTGAATACAAATAAGACAGGTAAGCGATTTAATTCGTATAGTGCCATAACTAAATCATCAAGTGAGGTGATATTACTGTCAACCCATACTCGAGACGACGGTCGGTTAGCCAGTGAATTTTTCAGTGATTTTTCTGGATTTTTTGGAAAAACAGAGTATTGGAATTTCAAGCGACGATCATTTAATAATATTAAATTATCCTCTGATATACCACCAATGTCGTGATTGATTAGATTAATTATTTTTTCATTTGACAAATTAAACACGTCAAACTGATTTGAAGATTTTTCATAAATTTCTGAAATTTCTTCATAAAATTTCATCACAAGTGGGTCTATACTAAACCCCTGAGGTTTAAAGGCATTCACCACCTGATGAAGATTTTTTTCAGTTAGCGGTACACTATACTGCCTGTTATTGATCGACAGCATCTGGCCTTCAATGGTTTTGTTAAGTTCAGTGATTTGCTGTCTGAGTCGCTTATTATAGGTAAATTCCACTAAAATTCGGCCTTCGTGCTCTTTGGCTAAAAAGATTTTTCTAACCTGATCTAACACTCTGAAAGAGTGACTCCATGTTGGAGTTTCAATGGCTGTTAAATTTTCTGATAACGGATCAAAAATATGGTTACTGTTTTCTTTGAATATTTTTACCAGTAATTTTGACTGATTTTCGGTCAAAAAATGGCCAGAATTAATTTGTCTAGCAAGGCTGATTAAAACTTTTTTATCTCTGGCTGGAATTTGAGGATGTAAGGTTTCAATGCCTTGGCGAAACAGCTCTATGAGCAATGTGTCTACTGTTATCATAGTTAGATTATACTAGAGTATGGGGTAAATGTCAAGTTTTATGACTATAGGGTGGCATCTTCCATGCCAGCAACTCTAAGTTTAACAATGTTAGTTAATTGCCATTGTTTTTGATCTAATGCTTTAGTAATGCCAAGCCATTTGTTACGTAGCAAGGCAAATTCATTAATAATTTTTTCAAAGTCAACTACATCAGACTCGCCTTCAACAAATTTTTCACAATCTCTTGAAGACAGAGCCCTTTGATAGTTTTCTAAATACTTACGGAAGTGCTGACTCTTCAGACGTCTAAGTTCAATGTTCAAATATTCCAAAATTGCTTCAATTTCTTGAAGCTGACCAAATCGTTCTTCTACAGTGCCTGGCATTTGAGCAGCGGCTTTTTCGATGTTCCCCGTTATACGAGCATCTTGTCTTGCTGACTGTAGTTCTACTTCAAAATGCGCAATAGCATCCGGAATGTACGAAATATCTTTTGAAACTTTTGTGTACCATGTCATAGATTATTCATCATCTTCATAAGAGTCTAAATCTTCTTCGTCGAGTTCTTCTTCGTCACTTGTTTCATCAAGATAAAAGTCAATAGCATTGTCTAGGTCATCGTCAACGCCAGAAGCGCCGGCCATAACCTTATCGCTGACACCGTGATCTGCTAACAAATCAACATATCGTTCTGCTAATACATCAAGTACTTTTTTATCAACGTACTCTTTAAACAACATCCAAATATCACCAATATGGTTTTCATTCATTCTATGATTTCTCCAGTTTCTTCATCAATGGCAAGTTGTACTGTAGGAACTGAACGAACATCATTAAATTCAAGCATGACTTTATCAAGGCATCCATCTTCATTACGTTCCCATTCCTTACGATACAGTTTGATCTCTGTACCATCTGTAGAAACGTATTTAAGTCTGTTGCCATCTTTTGTAAGAAAACCTTTTGCCTCACACAGATCAGTAAGACCACTGTATGGACTCATGCCTGTTGCATAAGGAATCTCAACCTGAACTGATTCAAATGGCTTTGCATAACGAGTTTTCATAATCTTACAGGCTGCACGGATACCGTTAACAGTTGTAGTCTTATTACCATCAGCGTCAGTTTTCAATTTCAATTTACGCATAGCAATAACAATAGAGCTAGCATAGATGAAGCCTTGACCACCTGAGATTTTGTCATCAGGATCAAACATATCCTGGCTTGCGTATGTGTGATTAGTACACACCAATCCAACATTGTAGCTACCAAACATGTTTACACAGTTACGAACAAGACTTGTAAGTGCTTTAGGTTTACGGCCCATATCACCTTTCATTTCGCCTGCTTCAAACTGGTTAACATCTGTAGGAGTTAACAACATGCCAAGTGAGTCAATGACAAACAATACTTTAGGACGAGTTGCTTCATCCATTGTTTTGTATTCTTTCATGAATTCACTAATGGTCTTTGCCACGTCGTCGATCATAGCCATGTTAAGTTTTAACAATTTTTGTTCACTTGTATCTACGCCAAGTGCATGAAGCCATTTCTCATCAAGGGCATTTTCACTGTCAACTAACACTACATAGATGCCTTGTTTTTGAGCAGCTTTGATGAGGTTGCCAGAGCAGATATAGCTCTTGCCTGCACCTGATTCTCCTGCAAGTACTGTCACTTTACCAAGTGGCACACCTTTGTTAAAGTCTGAACTAATCAGATAATTTAGAGCATAGTTGCCTGTTGAGATCCAATCTGTAGGATCATTAAAGCCAACACCTAAGCCATCGATGCTCTTGGTTAGGGTTTTGCGGAATTTAGATAAGTCAAATGCTTTTGTTGCCATGATTAATTATCCAAGTCCATTGCGACCCACTCTTTGATCACTGCAATAAGTTCTTCTTCTGTATTGCACATGACCTTAGCGGTCTTCCATTCTTCTTTCTTATCGCGACCACTAACTTCTATCATGAAGCCGTTGTCATAACGATTAAGACTGATATTTTCATTTACTTTTGCGAGTTTGTTTAGTTTAGCCATAGTTATTCTCCTAATAGTGGCGAGAAGTACAGGGCGCAAACCCTGTACTCACTCTAACGCTTACTGCTTGTTACGATTGCGAATCATAGCAAGAATGTCTTCTGCACGACCACCGCCTGCGGCAGCTGGTGCTGTTTCTTGCTTAGGTGCTGAGAATGATTTCTCTGCTGTAGCAACTTCTTCTTCCCAAGGTGCAACATCATCTGCTACTGGAGCAGGCGCTGTCTTGGCAGCTGGTGCCGTTGCCTTAGGTGCAGAGTTAGGATCACCTGTTGCTTGGCCCATACCTGCTGGTTTGAAGTATTGTCCCCAACGATCCATATCAAATGGCTCGCCATCGACACTTGCTTCGAACATTTCTTTCATAACTTTGACTTCAACGTCAGTTGGCTTCTTAGGCAAGTAATCCTTAAGATTGAACAAGCCATGCGTTGCCAAATTAGCAGTTTCTGTACTGTCTAAAGGACGAGTACGACGGCTCCACTTTGATGTAGAGTAGTCAGCATAACCACCTTTTGAAGTTTTGATCAACTTAAAGTCAACGCCGTTGACTGGGTCAGTTGGCATGTCATCCATTTCTGGATCAAGCAATGCACCCTTGATCAATTGGAAAATCTGTGGCCCAATAATGAAACGACGGTTTGCATTTTCAGGACGATTTTCTTCTTTAAGACCATCTTCAACAACGTATCCTTGGAAGATGTAGCTACGTTTCTTCCAGTACTTACGACCCATATCTTCTAGCGCAGGGTCTTTGAACCAACCACGTACTTCTGCAAGGATTGGACAAGTTTCTCCGTACATCTCCATACAAGGAACATTGACAGTCACTGGTTTACTGTCAGTAGAACCCTTTACTCCAGCGAATGGCAGTTTAATCATTGCCCTCTCGACCCAGAAAAATGTATTGTCAGGATTTCCGTCAGGTAAAAAACGGACTGTTGATTCGG